CGATGCCGCCCCGCCAGGGCAAGAATGGACCGAGATTCCCAGCCGGGTCTCGTCTCCATAGACAAAAGTTGGCCAACGAAGCAGCCTCCCTTGCTGCCACAGCGAGGAGTCTGCAGAGGAATGTTCAGTACACCCGGCCCTTCCGACAGGGAGTCGCCGCGGCCCCCGCGGTCGCGTTCGGTACCCAACCTCCTCGGAGGCGTCGTCAGAAGAGGTCAGGGGGCCAACGGGGCCGGATGCCCCGTTATTTTAGCGCGCTTAGTCCGCACCATCTGCCCCTGCCAAGGGCAGTCGGCCCATACACCGTCATTCGGACGACGTCCAAGCACACAGTTGACAGGAACCTCACCATTTGGGGCCCCACCCAGGTGATCGACCCTACAGGCCTTGCTCACTGGAGCAACGTTGTCGGGGTCGGTGATGTGGACGTTACGCTCGGCATGAGCGCTAGCAACAACAGTGTGACTTTCACGGACAAGACGTTTGGTGGGTTTGGGACGACTGAAGCAGGATGGGCACAGTGTCAGTTGGTACCGGCGGCGTTCACGATCCAGGTCATGAACCCGGCCGCACTAGCAACCACGGGTGCGAGTGGAATCGCCTATATCGGCAAGCTGAAGACACTGCCGAAGTTGGCAAATAGCCAGAGAACATACGACGGGTTTTCGGACGAGTTCGTAAGCTACAATTACCCACGCTTGTGCAGCGGGGGGAAGCTGGCATTGCGCGGTGTGGTGTGCTCCTGCGTACCATACAATATGTCGGACCTTGCCGACTTCCAACCCATGTTCACCTACGGCACAGGTGGCAATTTCACGTGGGACGGGAGCGGCGGTCTGTCAGGCCTAGAACACTGTGGGTTCGCGCCAATCGTCATTTCCAAGGACGCCGGCATGAACCTCGAGGTGCTTGTCACGGTGGAGTGGCGCGTCAGGTTCGACCCGTCGAACCCCGCGCAGGCGAGCCACAAGCTCTACAAGCCGAGCAGCGACGCCCAGTGGGCAAAGCATTTGGCTGAGGAGACCTTGCGTGGCACGGAGGACATCGCAGAGTTCATAGCGGACGCCGGCGTAGACGCCGCGGCAGCCGCAGCAGCCGGAGCGTTGTTGATGTGAG